AGTGTTTAAAGAAGATTTTGAAAATTTTCATTTTCATAAATATACATCTACTGATGAAATTAAATATCACGTTTTATCAAACACACCTTCACATATTCATAGTATCTCTAATTTATATTATGATAATTATGTAAAAACATATTTACTATATGCAAACACTAAATTAGCTAAACAAGCCGAAATATCATATAAACAACATAGAAACATATTAAAAAATACCTTACATCTTGACACAACAAATATTCTTGATAAGCAATATAATAAAATTACCGAAAAATTCTTTATTCTTCATGATGAAAATAGCAAAATTAATGATACTTTACATATTGATACAAGTAATTTTGTAGATATTTACCAAAATGAAAAATATACTTATGATAACAAGTGGCAATTGAACATATAATTCCGTTACAATTCTATAATAAATATATTATATGGCTGCACATTACATTTATTATTAACTATAATACTAATTAATAATAATACTTATTCAATATTATTCTTATAACAGACCGCCCATGCTATTCCCGTTTTTATTATATTTGTAGAATTATCATCACGAAACTCACTTATATCTTTAACTTCTAATTCTGAATGATTAGATAGATATGCGTTTAGTTCTGTTTCATCTTTATCCATAGGTTTATTCATTACAACATTATAATCCATCATTTCTTTTCCTGCGAATAAAAGGTGACTATGCATTAATCCTTGATATCCTACTTCTGTTTTTAATATTTGCTTAGATAACAAATCTATAATATCCTCATCGCTTCTTTCTAATGAAAATAAAGACATAGTATTATAATCAGGTGGAAAATACTTATTACCTTTTTTTTCACCTATTTCCATGTTAATTAATTCATCATATTTATTATCTTCATTATCTCTTTCTTTTCCATCACACAATACCCAATTTTCAGTATCCTGTGTACCTTTGTACATTATTAGTTCTCCTATTGTGCTGTTTTTAATCATTATGTTCAATTATATCATAATAACCTTATATTATTTTAAATATTATATATTATTTTCTTTCAATATGATCTTCTTTTTTATGTGTTATAAATGGATTAGTAGTATACAATTTTTTATTACTGTTTAAAAGACAGTCTTTATTTTTAATAATATCCATAAATATATGTGGATACTTTTCTATATTTTCTTCTTTAATCAAAAATCCATATGATATTAGTAATCTATCTAATTTTCCTTCAATTAAGGTTCCAGCATGATAATCTAAACCTGCCCGACATAAAATATAACAACCTGTATCACAATCTATGCGACGACCAGAATATATTGCATCACCACCCTTTTCCGGTTTTTGCAATAATAAATTATATCTTACTTGTATTGTACCTACTTTATTTGGATCCTTATGTACGTGCAATTTGGTTCCTGTAGGCATAATAACTATTATATCGCTTAATTCAAGAGGTTGTTCAAGCGTATCTTCTAAAATTAACCCTTCATTCTTAATAATCCTATTGCGAACTGCATCTACTATATCTTTTATATCTTTATCTAAAATGCCCAATGAATCTGTAAAAATATAATATCCTTCGCAATTCGGGTTTTCATTATAATAATGTCTCGAATTATTTTTTTTTAACCAATTTAATATTGTATTTAATTCAATATCAGTTATTACTTTCTTTTTTCCGCTATTTTTAGCCAACATATTTATATATTATACCTAATTAATATTTTTATTTTATTTCTTTTACATATAAACTTATATAATACATCCGAAATATTTTCATTTTTATCATAATGATATAACTTTTCATTCAAGTCATCATTATACGGGGTATCTATTTCATGTTTATGACAATCAAATGTATGAATAACATGTCTATTTATATCTAATTTATTTTTACTATACATCTTTATTAATATTTCGTCTATTGTTGGACTTTTGTAAGATAAATTTTGTTCACTATAACTACCATACTTATTTTCTATTAAATTATTAAACCTTCCAACATTATTAGTATAGATACTCCCATCACATTCTAACCATTCATTCTTATTATAATATTCATTATAATCAATTACTTTTATTTCTCCTACCATATAATATTTATAATTTTATTAATTTAAATAGTTTAATATTATATAAATAAACTATGTTAGAATTTAATAAATGGAAGGTTAATAATACTATACCTAATTTTGATGAAGAACTAATTAAAATAATAAAATACGAATGGAAAAATATGAATAAAATATACTATAATTTAAACGATAATATTTTTCAATATTGTAGAGATAAAATAATATGGAAAGAGGAGTGCGAATTTGGAAAACATAATGAATATGTTGATACAATTGGTTCAATTACATTAAATACTGCTGTGTTAAATACTGAGAAAGATACATTTAATTTATACGAAAAACTCGTTTATGATATTGCTGACAAATATCTACAAACTCAAGTTGGAGACCATGATATAAATAACTTTACTGTCGAGTTTTGGACTGGCTTTGACCAACATACACCTATTAATTCTTGCAACTTTCATCACGATTATTCTGAAACAGATGCTTTATTTTATAACAATAGAATAGGTCCTACTTATACTCTACTATATTATGTTAACGATTGTGAACATACTCCTACAATGATTACTACTATTTTAGATGTTAAACAACTACCGCAAAATAAAGAATTTATTATTAATTTTCCCGTAAAAGGAACTTGTATCTCATTTAGAGGTTGTGATAATCTTCACGGTCCAGTAACCATTAATAAAAAGAACATAGACGCTAAAGCAAGACAAACTATTTCTATACAAATATATGATTATAAATTTAAACCTTTGTCCAGACCTTTTTACAAAGATTGTTTAAATCTAACCACAAATATATATAATCGCAATTCACAAATTCTTACTTTTCACCATTTTGATTTCATTTTAAATAAAACTAGAATTACAAATATTAATGATTACAATTATCTTATTTATATATTTAAACAATTATGCGTTGCAAATAAAGAAGTAGGAAAACTAATGTTTACTAAAATAAATAGCACTATTGAAAATTTAAATCTAACAGAACATAAAACTATTTATTTTGATTTAAATACTCCTCCTTAATAAAGATATATATTTGAAAAATTAAAATATATGATATTTTTTAATGAAATATTTCATAACGTTATTAATATATGCAAAAAATTACTTTACAGTAATATATAAAATAATCTATCTTATTTATTATATAAATGAATTTAGTATATGAATACGATCATAAACATGCAGATAATTTTTCTATTGAACTGTTTAAACAGTTTCAATCTAATATTGAAGATATTATAAATAATGTGTATAATGAGCTTCTTTTCCCTGAATGTATTCATAATATGCCTTTTAATTTTTTAGGTAATGGAGCAAATAACAATGTGTTTAAACTAAATAAAAATTATGTATTGCGTTTTACTAATCCCTTAGCAATATGTGATTGGAGTAACTTGTCATCTATAGAAGAAAATAAATCATTAATTGAAAGAGAATTGTTTGGATTAAATTTACAAAAAAAACTAAGTATTTGCAATAATATAGCAAATATTTATAGTTATGGAATAGTTAAAATTAGTCAAAATAATACTTCAACTATCATATTATATTCAATTATGGATTACTTAAAAGGTTCTTTTCTTAACTACCCCAAAAATAATTATAATCCCCATGATGTAAAGTTAATCATGAAAATACTTATGAAAACTTTCATTTTTTTGAATAATGAAGGCTACTGTTATTGTGATATTCATCCATACAATATAATGCTTACAGACATAAATGATATAAGTACCCTACAATTAATTGATTTTGCTGGAGTCTACAGTTTATCTGACGGAAAAAAAAAAAAATATTTAAATACAATAGATTTATGGTATTTGGGAATACTATGTTGTTCTCTGTTAATTGGAAAATCTATTAGAACCGATCTTGGTTCATTTCAATCAATGCCCATGATATCAATAAATATTAAAGATGAAAATTTAGAAAATAATAAAACTCCATTTATGTTTAATATTCAAACTGAAATTATTTATTATAAATCTTCAACAGAAGATGTAACAAAATATTATAATGAAATAAGTAATATTTATTTTAAAATTATCAGTACATATCCTGAATTTACAGATTTATTAAATGAATTATTAGGAATAAAAAAACACCATGATATTATTTCTACAAAAGAAACTAATGAACTTGTACGCCCTAAAGAAAAATACGAAAAATTATTAACCTTGCCAATATTTAAAAATAATCACTAAAATAGATGGAAAATGTGGTAATTCTTTAATACACTCAATAGTAAATTATTTATCTTTTTTATAGGTTTTCTCTTTCTATTTATTTTTCTTCCTTTTAATTCATCATGTCTTTTTATCTACTTCGGTGAACGTCTTACATGAACTTTATAATCATTAGGTATTCTTAAATATGATTATATTTTGATAGTTACAAAAATAAAAATTGAAGATAAAATAAAAGGTTCTCAATGAAGTAAAAACAATCATGGAAGATATTGATCGATTTATACAAAAATTAAAGGAAGAACAAGAGATAAAGGATTATGTAGAGAAAGATATATATCCTGAAAGATTGAAAAGTTCAAAAATAAAAAAATATAATCCATTACCACTGAAGCCGCTAGAGTATGATGTCATAGAAAAAGAAAATATAGAAAATAATAACGTAATAGATATTTGTTTTACAAGATTATGTAATGTTGAAAAACAAATAAAAGAATTGCAACAATGCAATGATTGTCCAATATGTTTTAAATCTTTAAAAAATAATTTTATTCAACCAAGTTGTGGACATAAAATATGTATATCATGTGGATTTGAAAATATATTAAAAAATAAACAAACAGGTGATTTATGTTGTCTATGCAGAAAGAGTTTAATTAAACATTATTAGGGTTATATTGTATAGTATTTTCACCATGTAATTTTTGCATTAATTGTTCTTTTTTCTTTGCTTCATGCTGTTTTTTTAATGCACAACCACGATGATGTGCAGTAAGTGCTCTAACATTTTTTGCAACATAATTACAAAATTCACAAGTATTTTCTTTTGAAGCAGAAGAAGCAAACATGCGTGATAAATAATGCTCTAAACTAGGTAATTTTATATCATCAATTTGCGAAATAAGTTTTTGTTGATAGTCTTTAATGGTTTTTATATGAGTTAATTTATTATTGATAAAGTTTTGATATTCTTTATTAATATCACCCAAAAATTCTTTACTAATATTTATATGTTCTCCACTACCTACTTCTAATTCATTCAAACAAGATTTAAAATAATCTATAATATCTACGGCAGACTTAATTTTATCGGCATCATATTCAACATTATGTAAATAAGTGAGAACATTATTATTATGTAATTCAATTTCGTAGTTATTCTTATTGGCAATACCATAATGTTGAGCTAACATAATACCTGAACAGTTTTTATTTTCAATATCGCGTAAGAATTTTTTGACTTCTTCTTGACCAACGTTTCTATCATAATTTTTGTTCTCAAACAATATAACAGGTTTATCTCTTCTTTTTAAAATAATATCACCTGTTTCTTTTGTCGTGCCTACAAATTCAATTTGAGCCGTTGGATATAACGAATGAAGAACATTAAACAACAAGTTCTCGGATATTTTTCCTTTTGACGAAGAGTTCTCCATTTTTTTCAATAGATCATTAATATTATTACATAATGTATCTTGTGTAGAATTGTTAGTTGAGGATATATCTTTTATTTCACTCAATCTACCGTCTAATCTTTGTTCAGTAGATGAAATAATAGAATTTAACAAATTTTGAGAATTTAGTAATGTATTTGCAAATTTTTCATCTATTGAATTTGTAAAGTTCTCGAGAACATCTTTTGTAAGAGAAGATTTCATTAATAAATTTGTATCGTTATTTATACTGTTTTGCAATTGTGTCAAAGATGAATCTATACTTTTATGCAAATTTTCTTGATTTTTTGGTATAATTTCACTAACCATAAGTTTGGTCTTATCCAACAACGATTCATTGCATTCGCGAATGATTGGAGCAACCTTATCTGAAACACCATTTGATAATATCATTTTCATATCTTCCATATACTCACGCTTAAAATCTAAAAATTTAAGAGTAAATGTATTACCTATCTCACTTTGCGTTTTGTTCATAGTGTTCTCAATTGTATTTACTTGTGTTTGAAGATTTCTCATATTATTTATAAGCATATTTGCTAAATCGGAGTTCAAAGAAGGGTTTGCATTTTGCAGCAAGTTGTCAAGGATATCGACAAAGAGAATATTCATAGTCTCAAAATTCAAATT